CCGCGCATGTCGTGGCCGACGTGGCCGAGATCGACGCCGCTGCTACCACAAGCCTCGCAACATTCGCCGCAGCGCCTGCGGAGGATGTGCAGGCAATCGCCGCAGCCGCATCCACATAGCGGATCGACAGGCCGTCGTCGGCAAGTGGCTGTGCGGATAATGGCGAAAAGCCGAGCATGTTCGCCCCCTATATTATGTTGGCATTGTAGGCCAAGTCACGCTGTGCGGGAAGCCAGCCTGCTGTGGGACGTCAAGGAGGGCCTGACGGTATGCTGCCCACTCAGCTTGCTTCTCTGGCGTAAGTGCGCCCCAGCGGAGGGCGTTGCCAGCAATCACATCAACCTCAGACGCTAGCCTGTGGTCACGTTCAGCACGAACAGCGTCTGCCGCTTGTGCGTCTAGTTCAGCCTGTGTCGGTGGGACATATGCCGCCACGTCGCCGTTTTCTGCCATAGCCGCCAGAAGGTCGTCGTTATTGACCGTCATGTCGGTGTCGGCAGGATCAAGTGTGTAAGGTATCCAGCCATGAACCGGATGCTCAATCTCGCAGTCGATGCGGGTGGCGTCTATGTATTGTGCGTTGCGGTAGTTCATGTTAGGCGATCCTCAAGAAAATTGTGCCGTGATAGAAGCCGCCTGTGCTGTTATTGGGCTGGCTAGAACTATTTCCCATCGCCCTCCAAGTCCCCGAGACGGTGCTTCCCCAAGGAGCGTAATAACCATTACTCGTTGATGACGGATAGTAGATTGTCCCTGCCCCCATAAGCCCAGAGCCTGCGTATGTAGACCCCTGACTGACATATTGGTTTGTGGTAGTTCGAGCGAGCATGGCATAAGACCCAACAGCCCCGAGGCTAGCCCCCGCCGTAGCGGACAGAACTGAAGCGGTAGTAAGGTCAGTAAGCCCAGAGCCATCACCGGCAAATGCGGTTGCGGTCACGGTGCCGCTTACGTCAAGCGCAGTTGCCGGAGAGGTCTTGCCGATACCTACCCGTCCGCTGCTGTCAATGCGCATACGCTCGGTGTTGTTAGTGTTAATTGACACAAAGCCTGAGGCTGATTGATTGTTGATCTGGAGGTTCGTGTTACTAGCCGAACTATTTCCGATCCAACCCACACGGCTTCCGCCAGTTTCGTAGAACGAAATATAGCCAGAGCCGCCACCTGCTGTAGTATTACGCAAACGCAGCATCTCGTTATTGCCACGTTCGATGTGGATCGGGGCAGCGGGTAGTGTCACCCCAATGCCAACATTACCGCTGCTGTTGATGCGCATACTTTCTACACCGCTCGTGTAGAAGATAGTATTAATAGGCTCAAATTTAGCCAGCGGGAAATCTGTGGTATTGGTTGAATGACCGATAGTTCCGTCATTAGTAGTATCACCAACCAGCCACATGCCGCCGTTGTTGGTGCCAAAGATTTGCGAGGAGCCAGCGCCAGTTGAGCGATCAAGCAAAGTAATCGCAGGCTCAAACGAGTTGATCGTTAGGCCATAGTCATTGTCTCCATCCCCAACGTGGCCGCCGTTGATTGTGATACGGTTGTATTTGGTGGTTACATCCCCGAATACACCATTGCCAATAACGGTCAGGGCTTCGCTAGGCGAACTCGTATTAATCCCCACCCGATTGTTCGTGCTGTCCACATACAGGGTGTTGGTGTCTACAGTTAGCCCAGCGAAGGTCGGGCTGTCGCCGTTCTGCAAAATGTCACCAGCCGCCGCAGTCACATAGACAGTCGCCGCGCCAGACAGCGAGATCGCAGCCCCAGAATTGCTGCTCTCCGACGGCGTGCGGGAGAGTGTCGTGCCGCTAGCCGTGTAGGTGCCCGTGCCGATCTCCCAGTTGGAGCCGTCCTCGATGACGTAGCGCACACTGTCGCCATCAGCGACACCCGCCGCAGCGAACGTCTGGAAGCCGTCAATCGCGCTCCCAAGCGTGATTGTCCCCGTGCCAGTGGTGGCCGTGGAAACCTTGGCGCGATTGACGAGCTTTACCATGTGTCAGCCTCAGTCGAGAGTAATGTCGAGATCGCCTGCGTTGATCCGGAGAACGTCGCCGGAGCCGATAGCCTTGGCCGTCGAGAGCGCCGCATACGCGATCTGCGTGCCGCCAGTGGAGGCGTCGAATACCGCCACATCCGTGATCGTTCCCCACGACGCCGTCGCCACGTCGAACTCGATGTTCGCGCTGTTCGATGCCGTGTTGCCGGAGACCGTGAACGTCGCGGCCTTGCGGGCGTAGGAACCGCCGGAGACTTCGGTGCCGCCGCCAGCTTCACCCGGCGCTGCGGTGAACAGGCCGATATACCACGCCGTCGGGCGGGTCACTGCGTCGGCGGTGAACGTCCACGTCAGGACGTTGGTTTCGTAGGTGTTCGAGAAGCTCATCTGTATGCCCTTATCTTCAGTTTAAGCCCTGCGCCGCTGTGGCGGGCCGCGTCGGAGGTTGCGTTGAGGCCGTCGAGGGCCGACTGATAGAGACCCGCCCAAACCGCCGCGCGGGCGTCTTCTGCAAGATATGGTGCGCTGTGGACCAGAGCGCCATATAGGTAGATGTCAGGCGCATCGAGCAGAAGCCAGTTTGACGTGTTGCTGTCACTCAGCGCCGCGATCTTGGCGTAGTATAGCAACTCGGCGTTATATGTATCGCCCGGCGTTGGCGCGAACTCAAACTGGCCGCCGCTGACGGCGTAGTATGCGGGGCGGCCAGAGACGTTTGCAATGCCCGCGCGGTAGTCGATGATCTCGGCCTGCGACATGAAGTCCAAGGCATATGTCGTGCCGTCAGTCAGGCGGAAGCGGATCGTCTCGATCCAGTCGCTCGGCACGGCGCTGTATTGGCTGTTGATCTCTGCGACCGACCGCTTCTCCATGTTCCAGTGGCGGAGCTTGCGGTTGATGTCAGCCTCGGCGAGCGAGATGAATGTCGGGATTTGCGACGTGAGGTCGTCCCTGTTCAGGAAGTCAGCGACTGCCGTCTTTAGCTCTGCGTATGTCGTAATGGCCATTCAGCTTACCACTTCTCTTTATCCGCCCAGTAAGCCGCAGACATCTTGCCCTTGGCGATGTTCTTCGCGTGCCGAGCCTTGAACGACGCCTGCCGCTTCTTCTCGGCCTCCGTCTTCGGGTTGGCCCCGGCTCCGCTCACGCCCTGCTGGCCGAAGCGGATCGTCTTAACCTTCTCACCCTCCTTCGCCACGACGACGTGAGACTTCGTCGGGTGCGACGGCGTGCGCTTCGGTTTGTTATATCCCGAAACGCCGACTTTTGCTAGGCGTGGGTCTTTGGCCATTACTTCTTCGCCTTCATCATGCAGCGGCCAGCGGCCTTGCACTTGGCGGGGGTGGGGCAGCCCTTGCAGGGCTTAAACGCAGGCTTCTTCATTTCCGTTTCCCTTTCGACTTGCCAGCCTTGCTGAGTGCGATTGCGACCGCCTGCTTCTGCGGCTTGCCAGCCGCCATCTCAGTCTTGATGTTGGCCGAGATGGTCTTGGCGGATTTGCCTTTGCGTAGGGGCATTAGTATTCCTCCTGCGGATAGCCGTATGACAGCAGGCCCAGTCCGCCGATGCCAGCGCTCAGATTGCGGAGGTGCCTAAACTCAGGGTCGAAGCGGGCAAAGCGGGAGCGAACCAAGTTTGGCGATAGTCTGACATCTACCTCAGATGGCACAGAAAGCTCTCTCAAATACTGAAGGCGCAATGCTTCTTCTTGCTCAGGAGTATATCCCAATCCCTTGAACTGCTGCGAGTTAAATCCCGGCCCAAGGTCATTTATGTCCTTGAACGTGACTCCACTTCTACCCTCAAAAGCAGCCTGCCGCTCAATGTCTCTAGTAGATATTGGCATTCCCAAATTAAGCTCTCGCGCAATTGCTGGGTCATCAATCATGTCTGGCAGAAGCTGGTTCCAATTAGATAGCCCGCCCTCAACATTAACAGTCCCCATCGGCCCCTCTCGCGTCACAACTGGATAAATTTGGGCGTCAAGCATACCGCGATTGTATGTGCTTGCTACAGTTGGATTGTCAGATGTGAATACGTTTCCACTAAAGCCAGTAAAATCCATGTTGCTGCCGTGGTATCTGTCTTTTCCATACATGGCGTCTTTGCGCGCCATCCGGCTCGCTTCATCCATCGGCAGCGGCGTGTTGAAGAACATGTATTGCGGATCAGCCGCAGCCATCATCTCCTCGGTCACGTCGCCAGCTCGGCCAGCCGCGCGCATATCCAAGACCCGCTTCGCCATCGCCTCTGCCTCGTTACGAGGGGCTGGCAGGCTGGCACGGATGCCGGATGGCGATAACGGCGCGTCAACAATGCCCTCACTTAGCAGGCGCTCGTATGTCTTTCGCAACGCCTTTTCACCAGCCTCTGTTAAGCCGCCAGTTGGAGCATTCGGGTTTTCCTTGCGGAACAGATATTGCAGTTCGCCACCGATACCTTTGCCCTGCATCTCATCGACAACAGCTAACTCAGTCATATCTCCGCGCGGCATTATGTATCCAACCACATCCTGCTCCCCGACATCTGGGTTAAATGCGGTTGCGTAAAAATCGCCCTCTTTGCCACGGTAGAATGTCACATCGTTTTGCTTGCCAACACGTTTTGCGCCAGATGGCAGCATGCCATACATGTCACCCATCATTAGATTTGGGCGACCCTCGGCAGCAACTCGAACGCCTCGCGGGTTTACGCGCTTTAGGTAATCAGAAAACCCTACCGGATTACTATACATCGTCGGAACCGGACCCGGCTGGTTCATGCGCTCAACGAACCGACGGCCCATATCATCCGCGCCCATTGAGAAGCCAAGAAGCCCCTCCTGCACGGCTTGCGCGACAGGCATGGCCGCACGGCCAGCCACCATCGCAGGAGCGACAACGCCAGCCGTCTCCGACAGCATCGCGCCGAGA